GAACGGGATATACATTCAAATCCACTTGAAAATTCTTAATCCGGCTACTGTTAAGACTGCCTGTTGGCTGTGTCGTAGGGGAGGTAAGTGAGAAGGGATACACGATGATGTCTGCCGAGGGCTGTCCACGTAGATACTTGTAAGGGACAACCTCTGTAAAATAGTCGATAGGTTTCTCCTCCTGTAGGGGATTTCCATCTCCGAGGACAGTGAGTGACCGAAGAATGTTACGTTGTCCATTCAGAACAAGACGACCTGATGACCACGAAACATTCGTATAGGGGACCCAGCCACCCTCTGATGGAAGAAAGGGAGGTTTCTCGGGATTTACCCAGTTTGTTAAATTCATGAGTTCATTACGATAGACGAGCGAATCCGAGCGACGGGGAAGAAGAATCAGACGTTCAATCGGATTATGGGTTTCTAGTTGTGTGAGTTGTCGCTGTGTAATAGATGGAATTTCGTAGCGCGTCACCTGTCGTACAAGATATTGGAGGGGCTCCGAGGCAAATTGTGTTCGCTCCTCGTCAGTCAAATACACATACGTCATCTGAAGTTGAGGCTGGAGAGGCCATGTATTCAGTAATGGAGCAGGTGTCCCCACATCGGTTAAGAATTGATTAATCGTGACATCGGACAAGTCAGATACCGTAGTATAATATACATTCTGGGGTTGAAGTGGAACAGGAGATTCGTGAAACTCATAGCCTGGCGCAACCTGAATTCCATTACGGTCCAGAATGCGGTAGAGTTCGCGAATCGGTCGGAGCGTCACACGAATTTCACACTCATGATACTGAAGGGCAACAAGCGGAAGTGCTTCATAGGTAGCCTCTGAAAACCAAAAGGGGAGAGGGACCTGAATTCGGCGTCCCGCAATGGATGGACGATTTACATTCGCAGGAACCGTGGTAGAACCCGAAGGACCATTATTGTTATAAACAGATGGATAACCCATACCCGCTGTACCTCCCGCATAGATACCCTTGGCAGGGTCATAGAGTTCGGGGACATTTCCCACCAGACGCTCCCATTTCTTATACGCAACATCATCCAAATCGCACTGGGCTTTTGCGACCAAGTAAGCGCCATCAAACTCCTGTATCCGCTGACCACCAATATAACAGCCGATGCTCTGAATCGCATGACATCCAATGTAATTCACCCACGCAAAGTTGTACTGAGAAGTTCGTGTTCCATAGGAGAGCGTGGCAGGTAATGTAATGTACTTGGAATAAATATCAGGGAGTTGAAAGGTAAAGTACATATCTCGGACGAGTTCAGCAATGCGCTGAATCTTACACCGAATCTGGATAGGCTGATCATAGGAGAGATCCTGCGGACCATCCATCGCAAAAGATACCGATTCCTCCGAGAAATGCGAGTATTTCTTGTACGTCTTGTAAAAATACGTAAAATCCGGATTTCCACTCAGAAGTGTGTTTTGCGCCCCGTAGGCTACTAATGCAAAGAGTCCGCCGCCTGGCATGCTACTGTATTTCTAGGTATTCTCAATGGGTTTATGCTCACAGAGAATATCAATATGGGACGATTATTTTATTTGGGTCTCATTATGACTGTGACCACCATGTATCCGCCAAATAGGGAGGCACATCTCTTGTAATAGACTCATCCATTTCAGTAGAAGGACCCTCATTCATGAGTTGCTGAATCTCTCCATAGGTCAGAGCATAATTAAAGTATGTGAGACGACTCATCATACCTTTCATTGCACCAAAGAGGTCAAACCCGTTCTCATCGACAGAAGAGACCTTTGACTGGGTCAATGACAGACGACGTTGGCTGAAACAGACGATATCCTGATAGTTCTGATATGGTGCAAACCCGTCAAACGACATTTTACGAGACAGATTGCCATTTACATAGACTTCTAGGGCATGATTTTGACAGACGATGGACAGATGAACCCACTTGGAGACAGGAATATTTTTTACCTCTAGGTATTGGTTCCATCCCTTGAAGGTATTCATATAGACACGAAGAGTGTTTGTATCCGATCGCATGAATACACCTGGACCCATTAATGGATAAGGCTGGGAATAGCCCTTGTGAAACAGGTGAAGGAGACCGTATTCTTGACGGAAAGTGGAGGGATGGACGTAGAGATAAAAGGAATAACTGAACTCTACACCTGTTCGTTCATTATTAGATAACGCAGTTGGTTTGGACCCCCTGACATTCGGATTTTGTGCAATGATGATTGACTTATCATCCGTATTGTAGGTTTTGGGAAGAAGTTCTGTACGATTGGCATGGAGGCGATTCAAATAGAGATAGACCATCTCCGCAGAGAAAAGAACAAGATATACGATAAAAACAACCACGATTCCATAAAGCGCCTGTTCGGTCAGCCCTTTTGATTCAGAAGACTGATTTACGGATACCGTATTCTTTGGACCATTAAAAAAGAAACTGTTAGACATGCCTTTTCCTATTTCTAGGTGTTACTTCTTATTTCGCCTCTACTGATACATTCACGCTAAAGTTAAAGATCGATTTCAACCAGTCACCAATGGAATAAATCGGCTCAGGGCCGGCCATATAGTTCTTGTAGATGGCGTCGGGATTTAGTGCGGAATCATACATACTTGTGGAACCCATGAAACCACCGAATCCACCATGAGACAGAAGATAGGCGGAGTATCCACCTACATCCACCTTGTAAAAGGAGGGAAGGACACAGGAACGGACCAGTTTGCCATCAAGATAGACATCTGCGGTTCGACCATTTACCGTAACAGCGAGGTTGACCCATCGCTGGAGATCAACTTCAGGCAAATCACACATCGGAGAGCCATCCAATAAACCGGAATCACTCTGTACTGTCTCAAATATTGCATTCAGTGTAGACGACGTAAGAGATTCTTCATTTGGCTGGTTCGGCTGTGATGGGACAGATTGAATAGCAGACTGGACCTCTTTTGTTTGAATACGAACGTGTACTTTGGGCTTACGACCTCCCAGATAAATACGGATGGTGTCAAAATTAGGCCCTCCAAGGCGGAAAATGGACTTATTACGTCCTGTACGATAACCCCAGTTCGAGATATAAAACCAGGTAGATACCGTAAACTCGCCGCCCTCGTAGAGTGAAGGCAGTTTCTCCGTTGTCACAATGATGGGCTTAGCAGGTTGAATATCCGCAGGATTTGACCCCGAAAGTAGAATGTATTGATTAGACGTCTTTGGACCATAGAGATATTGATAGAGGTAATAAATGCTGACGAGGCCAATCACAAAGATAAGGATGGGAATCATCTTTGAGATAGGAGAAGCACCGTTGTTCTGACCGTTCAAGCGATTCATGTTCTGTCCATTGGGCCGATTTTATGTGCTCTCCTTGATACTCTTCTCATTATTATGCATACGGTGTCTTCCATTCATATAGGCTCTTTTGGGGTGGGGCTGACACTGTATCACATGGGAGTCCTGCCGGACATTCTGCCATGATAGGTGCCAGGGGGAAAGAGGGGCTGTCCAGCAGATGAAGAGGGTTCCATTTCATATCTACCACCATTCCACTCGTATCGACATGCGTTTTTCGTTCACGTTCTACCTCTTCGGGGCGCAGACGTCGAGAATTGACCACCATATGAATGACACGTCCAGATAATCCTTTATCGCCCACAGAAAGAGGGCTTGTAATGACTACTGGATAATGCTCTAGTCGCTGAGAGGCGACGATGCGATTATCATACATCACGTCAAAACGACGACCTTCGCGAAGAATGGTGATATAGACCCACTTCTGTTTTGGAATAGCAGGAAGAGGGATAGTTTCGTATTGGAATTTGCTGGCATGCTGTGTCTGAACACGGAGACGAGCACCATACTCTTTCTTGTCCTTGGGGGATGGTGATACTTCTAGTACCCAGTTGTTCTCCACTTGAAGGAGTGGAAGATACTGGTCCGCCTGTCCATACCGAAGTGTGCGGTCCCCCTGATTCAAATAAAAGAATCCCATGACTGTCGTCCCTCCTGACCCAAGAATATCCGTTTGTACTCGATCAGGCATAAGAACATTCTTCTTTTGGTTCAATGGAGTCAGCGTAGAAAGAATATCGGCGTTGTTTGGTCCAGGATAAATACGATAGACGATGAAATAGATGGTTACACAAATAATAAGGATGACGGTAATGATTGTGCCCGACGACGCCATTTCTATCTTACTTCGCTATTTTACGGCTAAGGGATTCACTAGGAAAAAAGATTATGGGGATGGTGACGACCCACAGGTAGCCGTAGAAGAGGTTGGGATAGGTCCCGCACCCATTTCCTTTGGAGTGCTCATTGCGGGTGAAGTATCACGAATCTCTGGTGTGGTTAATACACGGGGCCATAACTTCAGATTACGATAGCGTACAATATTGGCTTCCACACCTGAAGCAGGAAAAATGTCGCCCTTCACATCCATTGGAGGAGCCTGAAAAGTAACCGTACGAACAAGATGGCTATTCAAATAGACCTCCATGGCTCGTTCCATGACAACTACCACTAATCGGAACGTCTCTTGTATAGGTATATTGGATAGAATGGCCGTCTCCATTTGACGATCCTTGTTCAGAACCGATACAATCATATCATTTGTATCAGGCTTGAGTGCGATAGCGAGGTTATATTGTTCGAGGACACTAAGCAGGGTATCTCCCGATGGGGATGATTTTCGTACGGCTCCACGAGTCAAGAGAATACGGGGATGCGTGGCAAATTGAAGGGGGTTTTCCAAGAAAAGGTCCAATTGAAGCGTATAGTTCATATAGTCATTCCGAATCGGGAGGTCCTTGTTGAGGATTTGTCCGGTTACGCCCTTTTTCCAAAAAAGGGTTCCGTCATCCCAACCAGGAACAGGAAGCCAGCCGGGTGCGCCTGGCTTCCATCGGAAAACAGGCGTAATGAAGAAATGTACAAAAAGCAGGAGAATACCGACGATAATTATAACTGCAAAGAGATATACAGCGATTCTCTTCACAGAGGCTATCCAGTCTCCTGTGGTTATTTCAGACGAACCCAGACGGTTAAGGGAAAAGGAGGAAAAGATGGAATTTGTGGAACCCCAACTTTGATTTGCGGAGAAAGTAGAGGAAGAGGTATTTGCTACCCTCTCGCTACCTCTTTTCGTGGTACTTTCAACGCCGAATAAATAGGGTCGTATGTTAAGACTATTCATTCGAGGTATTTCTTCTACTGATAAAGACTAGGGGAAAATCATAGATGAGAAAAAGCATAGATGAGACAAAATACCGAAGACCATTAGTGGTGTGAGAATAAATACCATGAACCTCCTATAATCGACAATAAAACGGCTGAAGTAATGAAACCCTTACAAAAGGATCGATAATCCACTTCATTCATATCCTCCTTTGTCCATACAGGAGAGCGGTCTCGGCGCCCTAGTCTTTCATAATAGGTAAGCGTCTCTTCCAGGGTCCATTCTCGCTTATTTAGTATCTTATTTACTTTATTGTGAATGATAATAGTCCACTTGATGAGGTCTGTTCGGGAATCAAGAAAGGGTGTAATCGGATATTCGGCGAGATGTTGTTTGTAATGATTGCGACAGACCGAACAGGGGAGTAAATGGGCAAATGACTCATAGAACTCTTTGGCGCATTTTTTATCCGTATAGGTTGGTTGTTTGGGATATCCAATGGCGACCAAGTGAATGGTATGCCAGAAAAAGGGTCCCCAAACTCGTGGTGAAAAGCGCATCTCTATCTTATTCTTCCTTTCTTGGTATTCCCTTTTTCCCGTCTCCTTTTCCCGTCTCCTTTTCCCGTCTCCTTTTCCCGTCTCCTTTTCCCGTCTCCTTTTCCCGTCGGGAGAGGTTGGGTCTAAAGAGACAATGAATATATCTGCCAAGTGTTTTCTTATGGAAAGTGTTCGTCCTACCTATTGTACAAATTGTGGTCATACCGGTCATGCATTTCGTAATTGTATATCGCCAATTATGAGTTATGGCGTCATTGCCGTACGATATACCGATGATGTACTTTCACAGGCTTTATTTTCTACCTCGTCGTCTAGTACTCCTCCTTCTGCCTCTCTTCAATTTCTTCTTATTCGTCGTAAGGATTCCCTCTCTTTTGTTGAGTTTATCCGTGGTAAGTATTCACATACAGATGAAGAATACATTTCGAGTCTTCTTCGGAATATGACGCAAACCGAACAGGAGCGGTTACTGACATGTACGTTTGAGGAACTCTGGCGTCATATTTGGGGCGAATCGTCTACTGTTAAATTACACAAGACCAATTATGAGGCATCAGAGAAGCGGTTTCTCCTGTTAAAAGAGATACTCCCTCGGTTAGTGGCGGCAAATCTCTCTCCATGGACGGAACCAGAATGGGGATTTCCTAAGGGGCGACGAGACCCGCATGAAACCGATTTACATTGTGCTGTTCGTGAATTTCAGGAGGAGACGAGTCTTAGACGGCACGAATTTCAAGTCGTACAAAATACCTATTCCATATCAGAGACCTTCTTTGGTTCTAATCATGTTCGCTATTGCCATAAATACTATTTAGCCATTTGCCCGTCGGATACACAGGTTCAGTTTCATACACATAATATACATATGACTCGTGAAATCGGTGATATTCAATGGTGTTCCCTGGATGATGCCATTACAAAGATTCGTCCGGATAATGTGGAAAAACGGGAAATTTTACTGAAGGCGGGGAAAATCCTAAAAAACTTCTATCCTGTCTTTTCTTTTGAGCAAACAGGGTTGCGATAGTGAACTATCCCATGTTATATTCCCTTTTGAGAGAAAAATGTCTGAAAAGGAAATATCATCTATTAGATAGCAATGGCGTCTACCGAGGAAGACCGTCTACGAACACTTACGAATGACGAACTCTATGCTGAGATGGACGCAGCATCAAATAATAGTATCATAGAGCGCATTCAACGAGTCATGGTAGAGCGAGGACTTATAGACCCTTCTGCGATGGGATTGCCAGATGAGTTCGGATTACCCGAGGAGGATATCCTTCTAGAAGACCCACTTGCGCAACAGGAAGATGCGGAGGAAGAGGAAGAGGAAGAGATAACCGTAGATGAATTACAGTTGTTGTTGCGTAAATATGAATCTGAAGGGAATCCTTATGGGGCGTATGAAACTAGAAAACTTTTATATCAAAAAGGTATTCCCATTGAAGTAGGACCAGACCCCAGCGAACTTCCTGAATCTATTGAAGAGGAGGAAGAAGAGCAGGAAGAGGAGCAAGAAGAGGAGGAAGTGGAGAAGGGACCAGAGGAAGAAGAGGAGGAAGAGGAGGAAGAGGAGGAAGAGGAAGAAGAGGAAGAAGAGGAGGTATTTTTTGAGGAAGAAGACGGTGATGAGGAAGAAGAGCAGGAAGAGGAGCAAGAAGAGGAGAAAGAAATATCATGGGAGGATTTATCCACTGAAGAATTACAAGGATATCTGAATGACCCATTACAAGAGGAGGAAACCCATGAAACAATTCGTGCCATTCTAGAGGCACGAAAGAGGAAAGCCCCTGTTGAAGAAGAGGTGGAACAGGAGGTAGATTGGTCTATTTACCCCTCTGATGAATTACACATCTTCTTAGATGCGGAGGAAGTAAATGATGATTCAAAACAGGAAATCCGTCGTATTTTGGCAGAGAGAGAACCTCCTGTTGCGATTCCTGTATCCGCTCCTCCTGTTGAGCAAAATGTACAGGAGGAAGAGCCTGTAGAAGAGGAAGAGCCTGTGGAAGAACAGGAGGAGGAAATGGATTGGTCAACTCTCACCACAGATGAATTACATCTCTTTTTAGAATCTGGGGAGATAAACGACGATGCTCAAGCAGAAATCCGTCGTATTTTGGCAGAACGAGAACCTCCTGTTGAGGACATTGTACAGGAGGAGCCTGTAGAAGAACAGGACGAAGAACAGGACGAAGAGCCTGTAGAAGAACAGGAGGAAGAACCGGTAGAAGAACAGGACGAAGAGTCTGTAGAAGAGCCTGTAGAAGAACAGGAGGAGAAAGGAAAAGAAGAGGAATACGAGGCTTTCACGAAGGAAGAACTTCTAGATCACTGGAATCGGGAAACGAACTTCACACGACGTGATGTGCTTCTCCGAGTTCTCATTCGCAAGAATATCTTTCCTTCAAAGGATATTACCGCATGGGAACGTCAGTCAGGTGCTTATCCAGATACCATGGATCCCGAGTTTCTACAGAAACTCCTTCTCAAGCGTGAGTTCGCTGAGTCCCTTCAATCTACTTGGAAACCACGTTCGGACCCCTGTACCGATGACGGAGCATTTGAAGCAACCCCTGTTCAACGATTTGTCTCGAACTGGATGTCTCCTAAGACGCCTTATCTCTCCGCTCTCCTGTTTCATGGTGTAGGTGTCGGTAAAACCTGTGCGGCGATTCAGATTGCTGAGGCATGGCTTGATCAATATCCGTCTCAGCGCGTGATGATTGTTTGTCCGCCTACCATTAAACAAGGGTTTCTCCGTACTATCTTTGATATCTCTAAAGTTGTGATTGGTACAGGAAAAGAACCAAATACCGCATCGCAATGTACAGGTGTTACTTACATGAAACTTACCAATACACTTTATGAACGTGATCCTGAAAAAATTATGCGTCAAGTCGCTCGCATCATTAATCGTCGCTACCGAATCCTCGGTTATGTTGCCCTCGCCAATTATATTCGTGAATTAACGGCGCATATTCCGATTGCATTATCCGAAGAGCGTAGAGAAGAACTTGCCGCACAGGCCATCCGAAAAGAGTTTAGCCATCGCCTTTTAATGGTAGATGAGGCACATAATCTACGTGATGTGGTGGATGAGGGAAAGGGAGCCGAGGAATATGCGGGTGGAAAGGACGAAGAGGATGATGCTGCGGGTGGAAAACTTCTTACTCCCTATCTTCGCCGTGTGCTCCAACTTTCTGAAGGAATGAAGTTCTGTGCTCTTACCGCCACGCCCATGTACAACACCTATCGTGAAATTATTTTCCTCCTTAATTTACTCCTCCTGAACGATAAAATGGCGACTCTTCAGGAGTCAGATCTGTTTGACCGCAATGGAAATGTCACCGAAGTAGGAAAAGAACGTCTTGCTCATATTGCCCAACGCTATATCAGTTTCATGCGAGGCGAAAATCCCATCTCTTTTCCTGTACGCCTGTTTCCTCAAGACATTCCTGTGCTAGAGGCTTATCCAGAAATGAATCCTCGTGGTGGAGCCATTCCTGAGTCAGAACAGGGATTTTATCGCCGTCTTCCTCTTGTTCCTATCTTGCTCCAAGGGGAAGCCCTTCGTGCCTCTGAATTATTTACACGTGCCCTTCCACCCTCCGCAAAAGGGGCGGGGTTGAGTACGATGGTCCTTGCTAAACTCGTTCAAGCAGGAAATATGGTCTTTCCTGTAACTCCTGCCACTACAGGAGAAACCGTGGAGGCCTACACCAAACGAACCTCAGCAGAAGCTCTCAAGGCCGTATTTACAAAAGAGACCGTTGCAGGAAAAGCAAAGTATCGGTCCGTTGACCAAGGAGCAGGATGGCTTGCTGTGGGAGAACTCGCCACCTATAGTCCGAAGTTTGATTATCTCATTCGTCGTATTCAACAGGCAGAGGGCTGTATTTTCGTCTATACCCGATTTATTAGCGGCGGTGCACTCCCCCTCGCACTCGCATTAGAAGCGAATGGATATACCCTGTATGGTCGTAAACCCACAGATGGTCTCCTGGCAGATGGAATTCAGTCACCAGGAGGGCGCCAATGCGCCATGTGTCCTCGCAAAGAACAGGAGCATTCCTCTAGTGTTGCCGACCATATGTTTCGTCCCGCTTATTATGGCTTGCTAACAGGTGATACAACCATTTCTCCTCGTAATGATTTAACGATTCGGACACAACGGGCAATTGAAAATGTAGATGGCGGGCAACTGAAGATTATCATTGGCTCACAAATTGCCTCGGAAGGTGTGGATCTGCGGTTTGTACGAGAAACACATGTGCTGGACTCCTGGTTTCACTTGAATAAGACAGAGCAGATTCTCGGACGTGCGATTCGTTTTCTCTCTCATTGTGCCTTGCCCTCTGAGAAGCGAAATAATACAGTCTATCTCTATTCAACGTACTTTCCCGCCGACTCTCCCCTGTCCAATCGAGAAACGGCGGATCTCTACAGTTATCGCCTTGGATTTAAAAAAGCCGTTACGATTGGACGAGTCACACGCATTTTGAAGCAGTCGGCGATTGACTGTAATCTGAATCGGGATGCGATTGTCATCTCGGGAGAAGCAACTGTTCGGCAAGTGGACGGACAACGTCGTGTTCGTGAGGCCGTGAATATCAATGATATGCCTTTTACAGCGGTATGTGACTGGATAGAGACATGTGATTACACCTGTTCACCCGCTCTATCTATCGCAGAACAGAAAGACCATCTAGATGATTCCACCTATGATGAATTTGCGGCAAGATGGAGAATGGAACGCATCCGAACGATTGTTCGGCGACTATTTATCGCACAGCCCTTTTACACAACAGAAGACATGTGGAATATGTTCTCGGATGTACCACGATTTATCATGACGGATCTTCTTCGGGAAATTGTTGGAAATAAAACATTTCAAGTCATTCATAATGAACAAAAGGGATATATTCGTTATTGTAATGGATACTATTTCTTTCAACCGAACCAATATCTAGATGTCACAATTCCATTATCTATCCGTGTGGGGCGTTTTCCTGTAAAGCGTGACTCTTACTATCCAATGGAGTATGATACCCCCGAAGTGGAGGATGAGAAGGCAGCGGTAAATACAAGTGGGACAGTGGGCGATTTTTGGCGTAGTGCCGTATCGTGGATCGATGCGTTGTCTCATAGCCGTCAGATGATTCCTTATCCTGAAGAGGTTCAACAGCGACGTCTCCTCATGTCACAGGGAGATAAGGATGAACTGCTCCGATATGAGCAAATGCTTGAAATGATAGAGTGGTTTCATTGGGCATTTTATCAATCCGGTAATATACAAGAAGACAGAGATGCCTTTCGGCAGACCCTCCTCTTTCATTTCTGGGATGAATGGTTGCGAGTGGATGAACAAGTCGGATTTGTATTTTCTCCTGAATGGAGCCAGGATGCGTCTGTGATGGAGTGTATACGAGAAAATCAGGCACGTATTGGCCGCTTGTTGATTCATCGCTTTTACCAGCCCGAGTCAGATGGAGCCATTTATTTGTGTGAAGAGGGAACCGAGTGCCAGTCCTCCGTCATTGATGCCGTACAACGTAATATGAATGACCGCTTGAACTCCTTTGCGGTTATTCCACAGACAACAGGGTCGATCTACGGGTTTCTTATTGCGAAGAATGGTGAATTAATCTTCAAGACAGGTACGCCCGACCTAAGTGGAAAGATTGAACGCGGACAGGAGTGTGGCAATGTAAGCAATAAGACGGGCCATATCAACAAATTAATTACGATGGGTGTGCTCTTAGAACGATCGGGGCGTGGATTCATGGGTCTAACTCGTACGGTGCTATTGAGTGATCCAGCGCGAGCTCTACGGGGTACTGTCCGCATTTGTACTCTTATGTCGCTCTTTCTGCGATTTTTTGATGCAATACATCTAACAAATAAGGCTTGGTTTTTTCGTCCTCTCTTTGCTCACTTGACGGGCCATAAAGGATTTTCCCGACGAGGAAAGGTCTGAGGAGGGAAGATTGTGCGAAAGCCCAATTCCCCGACGAGGAAAGGTCTGAGGAGGGAAGATCCGGAGTTACATAAAAATTGATGACACCTAAAGATTAAAACCCATATAAAAGGTTCATAGCATACAGACAGACAGACAGAACATCTATCATGGAGAACACCGTCTTCTTTGAAAAGAAACTCTTTCTGACCCCCTTGGATTTTAATCGCCTGAAAACGCAAACGGTGGATGACCTCTTGTTGAAGAAAGCGCAGGACCTCTTGGAGGGAAAATGTTCAGAACACGGGTTTGTCGTTTCCGGGAGCATTCAGTTAATCTCCCGCTCCGTGGGATATTTTGAGTCCGCACGCTTTACAGGTGATGCTGTATATTATGTTAAATTGGAAGGACGTGTCATTTATCCAGTAGACGAACACATGATTGTGGGTGAAGTCATTCGTAAGAACAAGATGGGTCTCTATGTCAATTATAAGGATGCGATTCGCATCCAAGTCCCTCGCGATCTTCACCTGGACAACGAGGAATACGATGAGATTGAAGTGGGAGACTACATTCGCGTACAACTCAAGCGATCCAAGTTTGCCATCTATGACCCATATATCCTTGCAAGTGGTCTCTTTGTTGAACTTGCTGATAAGGAAAACCAAGATGTAGAGGAGGAAGAGGAGGAAGAGGAGGAAGAGGAGGAAGAGGAGGAAGAGGATGAAGAAGAGGAAGAAGGAAAATATAATGAAAACTAACTGCGCTCAACGAGTGTTAGGGACAATCTTTTCCACAGTAGTACTGCCGCAGAATCGCATCATCTAAAATGTCATCCTACGACGATAAAAAACGTGTCTTTGAAGATATCAAAACCCTTGCACGACCAGAACAGGAGGAATTATTTCGCATTCTTCGGCGAATGAAAGAACCCTATACAGAAAACTCAAATGGCATTTTTTTTGATTTAACACTTATTTCTGAACAGGCCTTTGACCAAATGAAAGAGTATCTTCGTTTCTGTTTATGGACACGACGAGAGCACGAACAGCGTCTCAAAGAGATGGAGACCATTCGCATAAAAGGCGAACAATACGTGGACTCTGATCAGGAGTAGAATATAAAGCACCTGACACGTATAACGAGTAACAGATTTGTATCATCCCGAACAAATGACTAGTAAGCCAAAGACCTATCAGAATTATTCATTTAATGAATTAATTGCGTTTTCTCAACAGAATCCCTATCGGAATTGTCGCTTAACTCCGATAGAGATTGTGGAACGGGGCTGGAAAGGACAACAAGAACAGGAACAGTGCGGACAGGAGGAGAAAGGACAGGAGCAAGAGGTCTTTGGATTAAAAGGATATACCATATATGACCTACAACCAACAGGTCTTATCAGCATGATGGTATGCATGAATGACCCGCACGCCTATGCTCTTTCTACACCAGCCATTCGGTCTCAACAGGTCATTGAGCATTGTACCCGACTCCAAGAGCGCACAGATGAACTACGAACGGGCCCCTTAGCACGAAAGAGAAAGCGAGTCTATGAACTGCTGGGTGCCATTTTTAATGAATCAACGCAATTAGACGATGCAGACTATGTAGACCTCTTCCGTGCAATGGAGGTCTTCCAAGATGCGCATTTTGTCCTTATGAATCGTGCGGTACAGCAAACCATGGAATTGGACGCAAAAACGCAGGAGAATACCATTGGATTCTCCTCGTCTCCTCTTTTATGGAAACGAGACCGCCCTGTATGGCTTGTAGATGCACGTGGACGTTGGCTTGCGATTCCAACGGATACCGTTTCCCCCCTTGCCACGGATTTGGCCAAATGGCTACCACAAATGGCAGAACAGGGGTGGACGATTCAGTGGCCAGAAGCAGAGGGGACAAAGACGGAACTCGTTGAACAATTGGTTGCTCTCGGGGCATGGCAAGAGTCCGACAAAAAAATCACAAAGGACATTCTTGCTGGACGCCTTGGAAAAGAAAAGACGCTCGATCTCTTTCGTAAATGGAAATCTCTGGCTTAAATATAGTGTGATTCAGTGTCATTATGGAGGGGATGAATCACACAGGAGAGACCGTGGGTACCCATGTATTGATTAATGTCTACGATGTTCCTGAACAGGATACGGTATCTCTGACCTCAATGGAGGTCGGTCGTCCTCTTCTCGATAACATTGTTCGCGAATTAGCCTTTCATGTCGTAGCCCAGACGGGTCATCAATTCCAACCCATGGGTTGGTCCTATGCCTATGTTCTCTCAGAGAGTCATTTTACCATTCACACCTATCCAGAATATCACTCCTGTTACATTGATATGTTTTGCTGTAATCCCACATTTGATGCAAAGAAGGCCGTTGAACTTGTTCAACAGGCATTTCATACAGAGAATGTTCAGTATCAGGTTGTCCGTCGGTAGAACAACTTGGTCATCCGTTTCCTAAAAATTGATTGCCCCATTTACGTCTTGTCTCGTAAGGCTAGACTTAAGGTGAAATAATCACTTACTAGGGTAGTAGAGAATGGACTTGACTACGGACCAATCCAACCGAATTAAGGGATATCTCCAGAAATGGGTGGCGGAACCTCGCCTTGAACTGGAAACGACCTTTGGTGCAGGAGGAGTCGTCGATTCTACCACCTTTCTTCATATTGCACAGCGCCTTCGAGCCAAGGGATTTCGCCCCTATGCACAGGAGGACCGCCTGAACATTCTCACTCCGAATCATATTCGATTCACGTTAGAGGGTCTTGGCATTCTACAGGCATACTGTAAGGACGATTCATTGGACAAGAAAACGTTTACCGCTATGATCAAGGATCGTGCCTTTCATCAGGATCATTTGGATGTGGATGAATATAATGTACGTTTCAAGGTGCGACGTGAGGAGGAGTTGAGCCGAGAAGACCCTCGTATTCAGGATATGCTGAAACAGTGGAAGCGTCAACGCAAAGCATTTCGCCTCATTCGTCGCTGGAGTTTTGAGGGAAAGGGTGTGCGCGTGGATATGTCGATGGTACGTCAAACCGTGCTAGACCCCACTCAAAAAGGCGCCTTCCAATGGTCTACTACCTTTCTGGAGAAGAGTGTTCTGAAAGAACTACCCCGTTATGAAGTGGAAGTGGAACTCCTTCACGGAGAGCATACTTCCACTCCTGAAACCGCTCTCAGAGCCCTCATCTCTGGTGTGGGAGAGGTTCTTCGTGCCATCCAAAAGAATTCTCTTCTGATTCGTAAAAGTGTTGCTGCCCAAGTTCGAGCAGAATATGCGGAACTCGTTGGCGAGATGCGATTTCGTGGCGTATCTCCCGTGACCATGGAGACGAAGAATATGGGTCATGAACCCCTAGACGCCACTCCAAATGTTCGGTCTGGCTACAATGTGACAGACAAGGCGGATGGTGAGCGTGCAATGGGCTTTGTGAATCGCGAAGGCGAACTCTATCTCCTCGATAAGAACCTGAACGTATACCGAACGGGCCTCGCCAACAAGGAGTGTCGCTCAAGCCTGGTGGACGGCGAATGGGTGACACTCACTGCAGAAAAGAAGCCGATTCATCACTACCTTCTCTTTGATATCTATTACAAGGCAGACGGTGAAAAAGTTTCTACACTCCCTTTTGCGACCTTTCAAGAGAGTGTCCGTGATACAGAGAGTGAATCTCGCTACAATGCTCTGAAAGAGTGGTATGATACATGGACAAAGGGAATGACCATCGTGGCAAAGAGCGTGAATGATGTAAACCGCTTGCTTATTGCGATAAAGGATTTCTACTTTGCCCCGCCCGGTAATACGATCTTTACGAGCGGATGCTCTATGGTACTTGATACCGCACGAATCTATCATACTGACGGTCTTATTCTAACCAGCAATTCTGCCCCCCTTCCTGATGGTCTTGGTGTTCGTTTTGACCATCAATTCAAGTGGAAGCCCTCGCAAGAAAACACGGTAGATTTCCTGGTCAGTTTCGAGAAGGACACCGAATATCCCACTCAAGACAAAATCCAAACCAGCGTGGATGCTGTCACTCAATTGCCCATTCAATACAAGACAATGCGTCTCTATGTAGGTGGTACAAAGTCTAAGGAAGAAGCCAATCCTCGAGAGACCATTCTGTACCAACGTATGGAAGAGAAAGAAATGGGTAAAGAGCAACATAAGCAATATCGTCCGATTCTCTTTCATCCAACGGAATACCCTGATTCTACCGCAAATATCTGCAATGCCTTGATTCAGACCGATAAAGAGACAACGGAAGAATATGTTATGACTGAGGATTCCAAGGAGCCCATCCAGCATCGTAGCATCGTGGAAATGCGATATGATCCTACACGTGAGCCTGGTTGGCGCTGGATTCCCGCTCGTATTCGCCATGACAAGACAGAGAGGCTTCAACGGGCCATTGCCGTGGCAACCGCAGAGGGTAAAAATATCAAGTACACAGGCATGATGAATGATGAGCGTGCGGCGAATAGTGTCTGGGACTCCATTCATGACCCTGTCACGGAATCCATGATTCGCAGTGGAACCGAACAACCTACTGAGGCGGAATGGAAGGCAATGTTGCCGTCCATGGGAGAGGCGGGAGAAAAGAAAGAAGAGGCCGTGTCTGGAACCGTGAAGTACTATGAGCGAAAGGCTCCACAGGAAAGTATTACTCTCATTCGTGGCCTCCTAGACTTTCATAATAAATACATCAAGAATGAGATTCTCTTGAAGCGCGCTCTTTTCGGATTTGGAAAGACACTGCTCGATTTTGCCTGCGGAAAGGGTGGTGATATTTACAAATGGTCTGTGAATCATGCCCGTCGTGTTATTGGAGTTGATTTAGCAGTAGATAATATCACGAATCCAGTGGATGGAGCCTATCGCCGTTATATGGACATTCTACGTGACGGATTTATTCGCAATCCTCCCAAAATGGCATTTGTCGTAGGTGACAGTTCCAAATTACTTGTAGATGGTTCTGCCGCAGGAGATCGCACAGAAGACCGTGATATCCTTCGCTCTATCTTTGGACGCGCTGAACCAGAGGGCCCAATTCCACCTCATATTCAACAGAACTTTGCGGGAAAACTGCGAGAGGGCGCCGATGCGGCGGCCTGTATGTTTGCCCTTCACTACTTCTTTGAAAATAAGACGACCCTGGACGGATTTATCAAGAATGTAGAGAGCACTATCAAAATTGGCGGACTCTTTGTTGGTTGTTGTTTTGATGGCCAAAAAGTGTTTGAATTGCTTCGAGGACTGAGTAAGGGACAAACACGAACCGGGTCAGAAAATGATGTACCCATTTGGTCCATTACGAAAGACTACGATGCGGATCAGTTATCCGACTCAGAGGACTCGCTTGGTCTTGCTATTGATGTTAACTTTATCAGCATTGGTATGACCCATCGTGAATATCTGGTCCCCTTTGGATTCTTTCTCCAAAAAATGCGGGAAATTGGATTCCGCCTCCTCTTACCTGAAGAACTCGCTCAACTGAATCTTCAGACTAGCACAAATACATTTGATAAGAGTTATCGTATGGCAATGGAATCAGACAAGGGTCGCTCGGATAAAACAGGTTCGGACAAGGGTGGACGCTATGCTATGCCTGAATCTGTCAAGGAGTTCTCCTTTCTGAATCGCTGGTTCATCTTCAAACGAGCAGGTCTCTCCGAAGCTGAACTGGAAGTTCCTTCTGTTCCGAATGCCCCCTCCATTCCTGCCGCAATGGAACCTTCTGGGCCTGTAGAGAAATCAGAGGCTGTCGTCAATCGCCGATTTGGTATCGATATTACTCGATACAATAAGACCTATGCGCTTTACAGTATCGTGAACTCCTCTGCCTACAGCGTTCTCAAACCATGGGAAAAGCGCGATGTGAATACCGCATTACAGAAGTGGTTCCAACCAGTACAATCCGTGAAACGTATTGTAGATGCCACCGCACATATTGGTGTAGATACAATCAACATGTCCAATGTGTTTCCAAATGCTACCATTGATGCCTATGAAATTGTACCAGAGACCTATCAAGCGCTTGTGAAGAACATTGTTCGCTTCAAGAAACAGCAGCGTATTCTCCCTCATAATGAGGACATTACTTCATGGGAGCCGAGTTACACACTGGACTTTCTCTACGTGGATCCGCCATGGGGAGGTAAGAACTATGCGAAGGAGGACAGCATTGACCTATATCTCCAGAAAGAGAGCAATGAGCATAACGAAACCAAGAATGTGAATGCGATGATTGATAAATGGCTGGCTACAGGTAAGATTCGTAACATCGTCATGAAGGCGCCGAAGAACTTTAACAAGGACTATCTCGTGGGCAAATACAAAGTAGAGGAGGCGACCGTAGGTAACCGTCAGAAGGGCGTGGCCTATCTGTTGTTCCTTATTCGCGCCCCAGCCATCAGCGGCTTGGTGGAACCTGAACCTGAACCTGAACCCGAGCCTAGGGTAGAAGAAGTACAGGAACTAGAAGCAGAGGCAGAAGAGAAAACAGAAGACCTATTTGCCGATTTTCGTAACCCTCTTCGTGTATTTCGTGATAAAGAAGTCTTCCTCTTTGGCCCACAAGTTGCCATTCGTGATTCTCTTAAAGTCAAGGAACGTCCTGCTGTGAAGTTAACCATTAAAGCAGACCATGCGGGTCGGTGGCTTAGTTTTACGGCTCCCTTCCCTATACCAGACAATGATGCCAAGACGGACGATGGGGAACCTATTGTGTATCCAACCGTGGAACACTATATGGCTGCCATGAAGTATCGCCACGCCTCTAATCGTCCTGATCTTGCATTGAGTCTATTTGGTCGCGATGGATCGATTCATCAGCGATTCCTTGCACAGCGCCTGGTCAAAAAGACCATGCTTGGTTCGGGTACTCCGCAAGATGATAAGTTCCTCGAAGAGGAAGCCAAAGAGGTTCGTGAGCGCCTGACAAAGGCCTTTACCGATAAGCATCGCGTTGTCTTTAATGAAGAGAAATGGAATCGCCCCATTCGTGCGAATGACCCACTGAGTATGCGCGACCGTATTCTTCGTGATGCGTTACAATATCGATGGGAGAAGGACGATAACTTCCGCAAGATTTTAGAGGAACTTCGCGCCCAAAAGCGATATCTCCTCTACACACTCGGACCCGACTCTGATGCGTCGGAATGGGCGGGTCGCATGGAAATTGCTGGACCAGAAAAGGGCCGTGTCCGCGGAGAAAATCGTATTGGCTTCTTCCTGATGGAGTTGGCAGGGTATGCGTAAGCGACCTTCGGTATGCGTAAGCGACCTTCGGTGCTCGTAGAGAGAGGCGACCTTCGGTGCTCGTAGAGAGAGGCGACCTTCGGTGCTCGTAGAGGGCCTAAACCATTCCTTATGATATCTAAAGCAAACAGGTAACTCCATTTTTCATGGCACCCCGTCCCTGGCAACATCTCACGCGCCTTCATCATCATCCGCGCGATAATCACATTTCCTTTCATGAGCCAACACACAAGTATTACGTTAATGGATCATGTAAGGGAAATATATCATGTACAGGGTTTGTTCATGAGTTTTTTAGGCATTTTGACCCAAAGGAGACCATTGCCAAGATGCGCCGAGGACCGAAGTGGTCATCTAGCAAGTATTTTGGCATGACGGACGAACAAATCATTAAGGAATGGAATGATAATGGAAAGCAGG